GTTCCAAGTGTTGGAATGATGAAAAAAATAACGTAATAAGTAAGAGATTGAATGATGTTTATGTGTATAGAGATAAGATTTTTGATATAGATTATAACGATACTAAAAGCAAGAACTTGATTAGTTTAGATATAAAAATTAACAAAACATGTAATCTAAGTTGTCGAATTTGTAATCCACGTTATAGCAGTAAATGGGCAAGTGAAGTCTCTAATAACAAAAAATCTTATCCACAGTTTGCGTCGATACCAATAGTCAAAAATGAGTGGACAGAAATCAATGGTTCAAAAGTTTGGAAAGATCTTGAAGAAATTACCAGTGATTTATCATACATAACCTTTTTAGGAGGCGAGCCTTTACTTGACAAAACACACTCTAGTATGTTGCAATACTTTATAAACAAACAAAAAAGTATTCATATGTCACTTCATTACAATACCAATGCTACAATATTTGCATCAAATTTAATACCATTGTGGAATTGTTTTAAACGAGTTGAATTAAGTTTTAGCATAGACAATACAGGAAAAAAGTTTGAGTATGAAAGATATGGAGTTAGTTGGAAAACAGTTGTAGATACAATCGAAAAATACAAAAAATTAACAGAGACAGTTCTAAACTTTAATGTGTTTAGTACAATAACAACACTTAATATACTAGACACTTATACATTATTTCAGTTCTGTAAAGAACATAAACTTCCAGTAGTATTCCAACTATTAACTAGACCTAAACAACTAAACATCTGTTTGTTTAACAACAAGCAAAAGAAGTATATATCTGACAAACTATTGAATATTCAAGACGATGAATTTCAAGAGATAATAGAGCCAATTATTAAATCAATGAATAGTTCAAGTATGTCGATAGATACTACAAATATGGTTGACTACTTGAGCATCACTGACAAGATAAGAAAACAAGATTATAAACAAACGTATGAAGAATTAACTTATATATTATAAGCACGAACAAACATTGACTATTACAATGAAATATCACAGTGTTTTCATATTGTAAATATTAATATAAAATATAATTTAATATATTGACTACAATAACAAAGACGTATAAAATAAAAACATAAGCATATGAAAAAAAGACTTTTTACATTTGGTTGCAGCTTTACAAATTATCGTTGGCCTACCTGGGCAGATATAGTATCACAAGATTATGATTATTATGAAAATTGGGGTAAGATAGGTGGTGGCAACAAATTTATCTATTTTAGTTTAATTGAATGTCATCAACGCAACAATATTACCGCAGACGATACTGTTATGATTATGTGGTCAAGTCAAGCAAGAGAAGACCGGTATATCAATGAGAAATGGCATACGCCTGGTTCTGTTTATAATAGCGATTACGATGAAGACTTTATTAATAAGTTTGTAGATATCACTGGTTATCTCTTAGAGACGGCAACATACATGCAAGGTAGTTATAATCTATTAGATACCATTGGTTGTAAGAAACATTTCTTAAGCATGTTACCTCTTAATATAAGCACGGACACGGGCATTGATGATTACCCTTGGGTGTCAAGACTAATACAAAAGTTGAACCCAGATGTGTCTAGTAAAATACTTAAACTATATTCAGCATCCTTAAAACATATTAAACCTAGTATATATGAAACTGTCTTTAACAATGATTGGCACAGCAGAGATAACAAACTAGTACCAATCCCAGCTGCAGAACTTAAAGGCTCTGCTGATACTTTGCACGAAAACTATGAAAGCAATGCTGGCATTGATTGGCCGACCTTTGATAATTTTTTTAACAACAAACTCGACAATGTTGAATTGCAAATAATAGAAGAAATTAATAAGCGATTTAATTTTATAGCAATTAGAGACGAGATAAAACTTCTAAAACGGTCTGACCATCACCCTACTCCAATCGAGCATTTAGAATATCTCGACTGTATTAACTTTTTCGTTAGCAAAAAAGCAAGAAACTTTGCTAAACATTGGGAGGACCGAGTAATGTCAGACGCTAACATTAATTGGGAAAGTAAAACACTAGATAGATTTTAGTAAATATTAATATAAAATATAATTTAACATATTGACTACAATGACAAAGACGTATATAATAAGAACATAAAGCATATAAGGAGAAGCACATGGGAAGACCATTCGACGTAAGTAAATTTAGAAAAGATGTAACAAAGTCTATCGAAGGACTTAGTGTAGGGTTTCATGATCCAACAGATTGGATTAGTACAGGTAGTTATGCACTTAACTATCTTGTTAGTGGTGATTTCCATAAAGGTGTACCGATGGGAAAAGTAACAGTATTTGCTGGTGAATCTGGTGCAGGCAAGAGTTACTTTGCAAGTGCTAATATTGTGAGAAATGCACAAGAGCAAGGTATATTTGTAGTATTAATTGACTCAGAGAATGCATTAGATGAAGCATGGCTGAAAGCACTTAATGTCGACACAGATGATAGTAAGTTACTTAAATTAAGTATGAGCATGATTGATGATGTTGCTAAAACAATATCATTGTTTATGAAAGACTATAAAGCAATGCCAGAAGAAGAACGTCCCAAAGTGTTATTTGTAATTGATAGTTTGGGTATGTTACTAACACCTACTGATGTTAATCAGTTTGAAGCAGGTGACATGAAAGGTGATATGGGTCGTAAGCCTAAAGCACTAACAAGTCTTGTTCGTAATACAGTTAACATGATCGGTAGTTATAACGTAGGTATTGTGTGTACAAATCATACATATGCATCACAAGATATGTTTGACCCAGATGATAAGATTTCAGGTGGACAAGGTTTTATATACGCATCAAGCATTGTTATTGCTATGCGTAAACTTAAACTTAAAGAAGACGCAGACGGCAATAAGACTACGACAATAAATGGTATAAGAGCAGCATGTAAAGTTATGAAAACTAGATATGCAAAACCCTTTGAAGCTGTACAGGTTAAGATACCTTATGAAACAGGAATGGATCCTTACAGTGGATTAGTAGAATTATTTGAAGCAAAAGGCATGTTAACCAAACAAGGCAATAGATTAAAATATACTACACTTGCTGGTGAAGAAATGCTTGAGTTCCGTAAAGGGTGGACAGGCGAAAAACTGGAATCCATTATGGTAGATATCTCTACTGGTGCATTAGATAAAACGGATGACACAGATGACACAGAAGAGGTAAATACACCCGTAGACGAACCTATTGTAGATGAATTACTAAAGGAAGCATAGTATGGATGAAGAAGACATTCTTATCGAAACATGGACAGTACTAAAACAGTATATTAAGGATAAACAAAGTGCGGCTGATCAATGGGTAGGAATACTTATTGATGCAGGCGTAAGCGAAGAAACATTCCATGGTCTTGCCGCAGTTGACAAATATCTTGAGAACGCAGTAAAGTACAATGTTGAAATCGAAGAAGAAGAATATGATGATGATTAATAATGACTAACTGGTATTCAAAAGTTACATATGACATGGGAGCGATTCCTGACTTTATAGCACACTTCGAAGATGAGTTACTACAGGCTCGCAAAGAAGTGGGTATATCTGGACTTGTAGAAAAAAGTATAAAAGAACTGCCAGCAGTAACTGAAATACGTTTTGGACAATTACAAGAGGTCGAAGCAGTTCTAAATTACTTAAACATACAACTTAGAAAAATAAGAAGGAAGCACTTTACTAAGTACCTAGAAAACTACAACAGAGCATTGAGTAGTAGAGATGCAGAAAAATATGTAGATGGCGAAGATGAAGTAGTAGACTTCGAAACGATAATTAATGAAGTAGCATTGTTAAGAAATAGATGGCTAGGCATTATGAAAGGCTTAGACAGTAAACAATGGATGAGTGGACATATTGTAAGACTTCGAACTGCAGGTATGGAAGATGTACAGGTTTAAAAAATGGATAAAGAGAAACGAGTCTTTGAACTTTTAGAAAGAATAGGAAAGTTAAAAGAATTGTACGAAATCGAAAACCAAAAGATGCTTAAGATTATTAGAGAAACAAATACTGCAAATCAACAAAACTGGCAAAACTATAACGAACTTAAAAAACTTTTTAGTACTGCTAACAAATATTTAAATGAAGCACATTCTGTAGCACTACTCGCAACAAAAAGACCTACATATAAAAGCATATC